TTGTTCCTACTGCTTCTTCGGGCGCTACGTAAAGATTTGTTACAGTAACACCACTACCACCAGCTACTTGTGAAGTAACTGCTTTTCTAAAAGTCTCTGTACCTAGTGCTGTATCTGAAGTTGATGTAGCTGTACTATCAGAACCCAAAGCAATAAACTTAATTTCGCAGTCTGTTGATTCCCTTAAAGCTTTTGCTAACAAGTTTTTACCAGCTGTTGTAATAGTATTTTTTATAGTATTTTCTTGCACGACATTACCGTCAGCATCAAGTGCTTTAATTTTTATACTTCCTTGCCAATTTAACATACTACTAAACTTCCGCTAACTACTGTTGTACCACTTGGTAATGGACATGCTAATACTGTTTCGGTATCTGCTTCTGTTATTGTACTAGATTCTATACCACCGTCTGCTCTTACAACTAAAACTTCTTCTGTATCAATGTTTTCTGATATTTCAATAAAAGCATCTGATATTTTGTCATCTATATCTCTTAAGAATGATTCAAAAGTATATTCGGGTGGAGATGCAACGCACTTTACATCATAGTAAGTAACGCCATTTCTAAATCGTATACGAATAGAATCAATGAGAAATATACCCGATATGTCTTGGTCAGTCATTTCAAAATCTAACACTTGACCTGCTCTTAACCTTGAAGGTGTATTTTTTGTTGTTGTAAAACTTAACAATGTACTTGTTTGTGCAAATCTGTCTAAGTAACTTGCAGCCACGTCTATACCTGCATCTGTACCAGCTATACCCGATTGTGTAGTTGCAGCGTCAACAAAACCTGTAGTGCTGCCACCCTCAAGTGCTTGTATTCTATCTACCTCTGCATCATCTCTAGCTAATGCTACTAACTGATATTGACCTTTATACGTCACTTCTAAAGAATGCCCAGTACCTAACGCGGTATCTGTAAATTCTTGTACTAACTCTGTAGAACCTAAAGCCATATAATAATCTTTATTTGTGTCTAATCCTCTTATACCAACTGTAACTGCAACATAACCGCTACCAGTGTTAACTCTTACTGTTGGTATTTCGTGAAACGGATAACCTACACTAAAGGTCTGTCTTGTTCCATCCCCGATAAAAAACTCTTGTTGTGAATCTGTAATGTTTTTAATATTTGTAACAAACTGGCTATTTCTATATTTAAAGTTTGCCTTATCAAAAAACGGCATAGGTTTAGTTAGAACGTCTGCGCTTCTGACATTAAAACTTGCGTTATTAGAAGTACGTTCATAAAAATGTAACGCTTTATTTTCATCAACATACCAAACGGCATTTGTATATTCAGATAATGTTCGTAATGCTCTATCCCCATTTACATAGTTAAATATCATTTTATCGACTGTAGCTAAATCATCTATAGTTCCAGCAGTTATACCTTCAGCACTAAATACATTAGTTATTAAATCTCTTACTATTGCACCAGCTGTCATTGTTGTGTAACCCCTAGCAATAATTCTTTTATCAACAAAGAAGTGATTGTCTGTACATTGTAGTTTCCATATACGAGTTGTTGGACTTAGCAGCTGCGCTACTGGTTTAATTATTACGCCTTTAAAGGCTACATGACCGTTAGTGTCTGTAATAGATACTGATTGATACGGTTCAAAACTAAAAAAGTTTCCACCTGCTTTGTCATCAAATATATGTATGATTGCATCTGACCTTCTTTCAGCATTGTCTGTTATAGTTACTTTATTTTCTAAAGCATCATAGTTGGCACCACCAATATTTACAGTGATACTCATTACAGAACCCTAAATCTATTTCCAGTTTGTAATCTGTTATTTATGTCAGCCATTTGTTTATCTATGCGTGCTTCAGCATCTAATGAAGGGTCTATGTTGACTACAACATTTGGAGTTGTTCCGCCTAAGAATTGATTTACAGAGGATGAACGTAAAGCAGATTGGTCAAAAGAATCTAACATTGGTAACACATTTTTGGCTACACTACTCAATGCTAAGTTTTCTGTTGATGATAAATTAATACCACTAGCAGTTTGTATTGTTGGACTGTTAAATAGAGAATTGCCACCACCGCCGCCAATTAAGGTACTGTCATCGCCGATACCTGTTTCATTTGCTCTATCTCCTGCTCCACTACTGCTGTTGTCATCATTGCCATTGTTATTTCTGCTGCCAGTATTGTTTCTTTCAAAATCTTTAAACATTTGAACCTGCATAAAAGCATCAGTTATACCTAAATCTCTAAATATATCAGATACACCACTTTGTGATATGCCAAGCGTTTGTGCTAAAGCTTCTCTTGCTTCATCTGTAACTCCTCTATCGCTAGCAAAAGCCATTGCAGACTGTACTGCTAATCTTGCGCTTGCTAGTTCTAATTGTTCTTCAGTTGTATCAATTTCAGCTTCGTTAAATGCAGTTCGTTGTTTACCTATTGCAGTATCAATTTTTTGTCTTGCTTGTTCAGCAGATATGTAGGCTTGCGTAGCTTGTGTTGATGTATTAACAGCACTAGCTAAATTCTTTTGTACGTTTGCTAATTCGAGTGTTACATCTTTTGATGTAGCCTGTTCATTTTTTAATGTTCTTAATCTTAGCTCCGCTTGTTTAATTGCTAAGTCTTCCCTTGCAGTTGCTTCATCGCCCATCTCATTTTTAGTATGTATTGCGTCAGCAACATCTAATTCTGCTACAGCTATTTCTAGTTTTAAATCTAAACCTTTTTGTTGTTGTGTTAAAAGCATTTCTTCTTGTTTACGTAATGCTGCTATCTGTGCAAGTTCTACTTCTGTTTGTTGCTCTCCTACGCCACGTTCAGCATTTACAATTTCCATTATCTTTGCACGCTCTCTGTACAGTTCATTTAGCTTGTCTTCTTCGACTTGTTGTCTTTTAACTATTTCATTAGCGTTAGTGACTGCTGTAACTAAGTTCATTAACGCTGTTATTGATTCGTTTTGTATACTTAGTGCATCTAATTTAGCTTGTGTGTTTTTTTGTACTTCTATAGTATTTTTACGTATCTCATCTGATTCTTCTTCTACTGCATCTGCCCCGCCTTCAGTACCAGTTATAAACTCATCTTGTGACCTCGCATAAGCATATTGTGCGTAACTGTTAGCAATAAGGTCTTGTTCTAATTGTTTAATTTCATCATCTAGGTCTTTTACTGCATCTGCTTGAATATAAGAGTTATAAGCGGCAGAGTTACCAGCTTGTAAATTTTCTTTTAATGCACGCTTAGAAGCTATAAGTGCTTCGACTTCAATTTTTTTAGCATCACTAAATCCATAAGCAGCATCTGTTGCTGCGTCAAAAGCTTCAGCTTCCTCTATACCAAGTTCTGCTGCTTCAGCTAACGCTGCATTCATTGCATCTTGTTTTGGTACACCAGCTGCTATTGCTTCGTTTAATCTATAGATTACGCCTTCTAATGTTTCGGCAGAACGTAGTTCCGCTTCTTGTGCAGTAGTCATTATGCCAAAGTTATTAGCGACAACAGTAATTACAAAAGCTAAAGCTTCAAGTATTGGTATTAAAGTATTTTCTAATATCGCCCCAAGTGTTGTAACAACAACGCTTAATGTACTACCTAAAAGTGATATTAATACATCAATTATTGGCATGAGTGCAGAAATTTGTTGCGCAAGTATTGATAAAACTGGCTGCAAAGATTTAATAAAAGTCTCAACTAAATTAGCTACAGTACTGGCAACTTCTTTAAAAGCTGGCATCATACTTCTAACAACTGGAATTAGTTCTGCGAAAGCTGGTAGTAACGCTTGACCAACTTCTGTTTTGGCTTCTTTAAACTCTGCCTTTAAACTTCTCATTTGGTTTGCTGCGCCATTCATTTCTCTTGATAACTGCCCCTTAATGTGACCCATCTTTTCTTCAACAAGCATAAGGCTGGCGGCAGCTTTTTCTTGGTCAGTCAATTCTTTGACAGCTTCTTTACCTGTCATGTTCATCGCTTTTTGTTCAATTTCTACTTGACTTAAAACGATACCCATAGATTTAAGCATTTCTCGCTCGCCTGTTAAAGCCTTAGTTATAGCTTGGGCGGGAATTACTGCACCTTCTTGTATGTTCATAAAGGCTGCAAGGTCTCCCGAAAGTTCCATTATGTTTACAGACATCTCTGCTGCTGCATCTGAAGTGAAGCCCATACCTTGTATAATCGAACCAGTTACAGCCATTTGCTGTTGCATCTCTGCTCTTGTCATACCAAAAGCATGTGCCATCTGATTTACGAATCTTGTTACTTCTTGCGTTGCTCCGCCGAATGTAATCTCGAACGCAGCTGCGGACTCTTCAGCTTCAAGGGCTAAGTTAGCCATCTCCATTGTTAAGTCTGCTAAAGCTTTACCTACTGCAATTACTGCACCGACTTTAAAAGCTGTTCCTATTTTTTTACCGAAGTTCTCCATAGGTGTTTGGGCTTTTTGTATTTGTTTACGACCTTTGCCAACTTCTTTTTCAAATCTATCAGCAGCTTTAGTACCTTTATCGAATGATTTTTTGGTTTCGTCTCCAAATTCATCTGCGGAGTCGGCAGCTCTTTCTAATGTTTTTTTAGCTTCCTTTAATGCAGACGAAAAGTTTTTGTCATCAACCGTAAGAATTGCGTTTAACTCTCCTACTGTTAATGCCATTATTTATTCCTCTTTAAACTGTTGTCGTAAAAACAAATCCAGTTGTTTATCAGTGTCAATTTGACTCTCGCCACTTTGTAATTTAAGTTGTTCATTTCTAATCAATTCTACAGTAACACTTGCACTGCTTAAACAATTGTACAACAAAATGAACCTGCGCCATGACAAGCCATCTTTAATGTTTGCCATTAAATCAATTTGATATTCTCTTTGAAAGTCTGCTTCGAGTAAGTTCCAGTTATTAAAGAACTTGTTTATTTGTCCTTTACGGGCTTCTCTGTCGAATCGACTTTCGGAGTCGCTTTTGGGTCAGCACCACCGCCAGTTAGTCCGTATATCTCTAATACATAACTTAAAATATCGTTTAACTGTGGTAATGATATACCCTGTTCTAACCAGTCTTCAATAACAACTTTGCCAAATAAAGCGTTTAATAAAACACCCATATCGGCTGTTGTTAAATTATCCTCGCTGCCCTTACGACTTGAAATCTTAGTGACCTCTAACATAAAAGCAGCGGAGACTGAAGCTGGTAAATCGTATTCTTTATTTCGGATTTTGACCTTTATAGGCTCATCTTGTTGTTCAGCCCACGCTGCATCAAAATCTTTAAATTGTCCGCTCATACGTTACCTCTCTTACGCGTCAGTATATGTGACTGCGCCTGTTGCTCTAATTGTCGCGCTCCATGTCATTACGTTGTTGA